CCCATTTTTTTCGGTGGTGCAGATGGAAAATGAAGCGAGTACATTTGTCTCGGTGCTTCTGCACTCAGGCACAAACGCGCATCTGCTGCATTGGACCACTAGCAGCTTTGCTGCGCACCAGGCGCTAGGTGAGTACTATCAAGCCATACCAGAACTGGTTGACCAGTTGGCCGAGGCTTACATGGGTCGCTACGGGCAATTCACCGAATTTCCCGACGACTACTACCTTCCGACCGACGATCCTGTCGAATACATGGAAGGAATCAAGTATTTTGTGCAAGATTCACGCGAAATCATGCCCGACGACTCTGAGATACAAAACCTAATTGATGAGATTGCACAACTCATTGATTCGACCCTTTTTAAACTACGTTTTCTTAAGTAAGGCTTAATCATGATGAAATCTAAAGACTCAGCAACCAAGCAGCCAGCCAATTACGGCTTCGGCTCCAACGCCAAGGTTCCCGCTGGCGTTGCTGGCCAGGACAAGAGCGGTACGCGCTCCGAGCGCATGGTCAACGGCATCGGCATGGGCGAAGCTGATATGGCTGGCAAGGACAAGCAGTTCAACACCGGCGTCACGTCGGGGACCTGCTACACGCACGACCGGAAAAGCTATCAGAAATGATTAGACCGTTACGTGACTTCATCACCGTGCAACCGGCGGTGCGCAAACTCTCAGACGTGATCCACGTCACCAACAAAGAGCCATTCAATGAAGGTCGGATTGTTGCCGTAGGGCCACAGGTCCGAGAGGCGAAGGTTGGAGACTGGATCAAATACGGAAATGGCGACTACTTGTCTTGGCCAACCCATAACAAGGATGGCCAGGACTACCAAATCATTGCAGAGGCCGACGTTTGTGCGGTCGTTGAATAAAGGACAATCATGAGTAATTCAATCGCTACAGGCGTTGCTTACGCCGATCCAGAGTTCACCACGTGCTACGTCAGCCAAGAGTTTGGCTATACGCCAGCAGCGCAGGGCGCAGTGACGCAGCTCACCAGCAAGTCAACCGCGGTCACGCTCAACAAGAGCATGGGACGCATTACCATGAATGCCGCGGCATTGGTCCAGCAGACTAACGTGGTTTTCACGCTTAACAACTCAACGATCAGCGACAATGACGTTGTGTTAGTCAGCATCTCCGGTGGTGTTGCAACGCCTGGCTCTTATTGGCCATACGTGGCTGACCAAGCAGCCGGCAGCGCCACAATCGGGTTGTTCAACAACACGGCTGGCAGCTTGTCTGAGGCTGTGGTCATCAACTTTGTTGTGATTCACGGGGCCACCTAAATGAGCATCCATGACGATCTAGAAATGCTGAAAGAGGCTGTTGCAGCGCTTGAGGACCAGATCAACGAATCCTCAGAAGACATTCACGCTCAGGCGTTTGAAGAAGGCTCCGACGCTGGCAAGAGCGAGCTGGCCGAAGAAATTGCGGTCATGATGGGCGCAATCGACAGCGAAGAATGCCCAGATTGCCGTGATGTTCTCAAGCGCGTGCTGGATCAGCATATTGCTCAGTTTCTGGCCGTTGGCACGCACGCTTGCGAGCTGGAGCCAGAAGACGAGGATGACGGCGTTGATTTTGTAATTTCTTTTGAAGATCACTCATGAAACCTGGCCTATATGCCAATATTAACGCGAAGCAGGAACGGATCAAAGCCGGCTCTGGCGAGAAGATGAATAAGGTCGGCAGCAAGGCGGCACCGTCTGCTGCTGACTTTAAGCAAGCTGCGAAGACTGCTAAACCGGCGAAGAAGAAGTAATGGCTACGAAGCACGACAAGCCCATTCCCCGGACAACCACGGGGAAGGGCAAGACCTACAACCCGACCGAGAAGGGCGCCGGGATGACTGCGAAGGGTCGTGCTGAGTACAACGCCAAGAACAACGCTAATCTCAAGCCACCAGCGCCGAACCCGAAGACCGACGCAGACAAGGGTCGCAAGGCTAGTTTCTGCGCAAGAATGTCTGGCGTTGTGAAAAACGCTAAAGGTCCAGCAGAGCGTGCCAAGGCATCGCTTAAGAACTGGAACTGCTAATGGCTGATTACCCGAGAATCACCGGGACGATCAGACCGACGCCACGCAACCGTGTCTCTGGTTTCCTGGCTGACTTGCTTGAGTTGGGCGCCAAAGGTTACGACGTCGGCTCGACGCTCCAGGCCGGCGGTCCGATCACCGAGGGCAGACTGTCAACACCAGTCAGCGATTTACTTGGCATTCCAGAGCTGCAACGCACGCTCAACAGAATCAGCTACAACGAGCCATTGACTACCGGCACGGGTTACACAACCAAACTGCGACCAGACACGTTATCGGCAGCGATGACCGTTGCACCCATGGTCGGACCAACTGCCAAAGCCGGCGCAGCCGGGGCTAGAATGGCCGGCACAGCTTTAAAAGACCTAGCGACGAGTGATGTTGCCTACAACGCTGCAATGAAAGCAATGAAGCGTTCTGGCGCGGTTTTGGGCATGGCGGACGATGAATATCGTGGCAGTCATTTGGCTCCAAATGCCGCAAATTACGGAGCTTATTTGCACGACTTAAGCGGAATAATTCCGAAAGACGTTTATACGGTCAAAGGGAAAAGTCTTTACGGTCTAGGTGATCCGGTCATTGACCGGGAGTGGTGGATGACTGCGATGAAGGCAAAGGGCAAACCTGATGCCGACGTCACCATTTATCGTGCGGTTCCTAAAGGCGTGCAGAACATCAACAGCGGCGATTGGGTAACAACAAGCAAGCGCTACGCTGAAAATCATGGCGAAAGCGCTCTGAGTGGCGATTATGAAATAATTTCAAAAACCGTAAAAGCGAAAGATCTTTCCACCGCTGGAGATCCGCAAGAATACGGCTATCATCCTGCTGCGATTTCAAGCGTAAATGATTTTTCAGCAAAATACCCAGATGTTAAAATTGATTTGGGTGAGGGCAAGAACGAAATCAATTTAAGCAGAATAGTGGTTCCTAAAGAAATGAGAAATCAAGGCATTGGCACTCAAGTGATGAATGACTTGTCTCAGTATGCAGACCAAATTGGCAAAAGAATAACTTTGACTCCCTCGGGTGACTTTGGCGGAAATGTTAATAGATTGAAAGAATTTTATAAAAACCTTGGTTTTGTTGAAAACAAAGGCAAAAACAAAGATTTTTCAACGAGAGAAACGATGTACAGAGATCCTAAGCAACTTGAGCCAAATAAATAATGTTTGTTTTTAAGACAATCAACCCTCATTTTTTCGCCTATAAAAGATGATTCCTCCGCACGTTCCTACTGACGCATCGAAAGCCAAGGTCGAGCAGACTGCTGGACTCGGCTTGCCGCAGGATCAGATCGCGGCTCTTATCGGCATCAGCGCTCCGACGCTGCGTAAGTACTACGAGGTCGAGCTGGCCGTTGGCAAGGCTAAAGCCAGCGCTTCCATTGCCGACACGCTCTACAACAAGGCAATGGCTGGCGACACCACGGCGATGATCTGGTGGTCCAAAGCCCAGATGGGTTGGGGCGAGCGCAACACGACCGTGCTGAGCAATCCAGACGGGTCGCCGGTTGAGGGCATCAAGGTTACATTCGTTAAGCCCAGTGAATGAAATTGATTATGCCGTCTCAAACGCCGAGTTTCCTGAGAAGCTATCGGTTCTTTTTGACAAGCATCGGTATAAGGTAGCGTATGGCGGTCGAGGTGGCGGCAAGTCTTGGGCGATTGCTCGAGCGCTGCTAATCACTGGCGCATCAAAGCCGACTCGCATACTCTGCGCTCGGGAATTCCAGACGTCAATCCGCGATTCGGTGCATAAACTTTTATGCGACCAGATCGAATCATTGCGATTGCATGGGTTCTATGAAATAACCCAAACGTCAATTAGAGCTAAGAACGGCTCTGAATTTTTTTTTGTTGGACTCAAAAACAATGTCTCAAACATCAAATCGTTTGAGGGCGTTGATATTTGTTGGGTTGAGGAAGCGCAATCCGTGTCCAGAATGTCATGGAATGTGCTAATTCCAACAATCCGAAAGCAAGATTCAGAGATCTGGATCAGCTTTAACCCGGAGCTTGAGACTGATGAGACGTTCCAACGCTTTGTGGTGCATCCTCCTGCTGACTGTGTGGTCACTAAGATCAACTGGTCCGACAATCCCTGGTTCCCCGAAACCCTGAGAGCAGAGAAGGACGCACTTAAAGAGCGCGACATCGAGGCTTACAACACCGTCTGGGAGGGCATATGCCGGCAGACTGTCGACGGTGCAGTGTTTGCCAGGGAGATGCAGGACGCTGAGCTTCAAGGGCGCATTGGACGGGTTCCGTTCGATCCTAGCAAGCCTGTCCACGCTGTCTTTGACCTGGGATGGTCTGATGCCACTGCGATCTGGTTTCTCCAGTTTGTCGGCATGGAAACGCGCTTGCTGCGTTACATGGAGGACAATCAAAAGACAATCAGCTATTACCTAGCGCAATTGCAGACGTTTGGATACCATTACGACACGTTGTGGCTTCCGCACGACGCTGAGAATAAGACGCTTGCCGCTGCTGGTAAATCTATTGAGGAGATCGTCAGGGCGGCGGGATACAAGACCCGAATCATTCCTCGAGTACCAATTGCTGACTCTATCAATGCTGCGCGAACTATTTTCAACAACTGCTGGTTCGACCGAGATGGATGCGCGGAAGGTCTTACCTGTCTGCGCCATTACCGCTACGAAGTCGACCCAGAGACGGGTGGGTTCTCAAAGTCTCCCCTTCACGACCATTATTCGCATGGCGCAGACGCATTTAGATACATCGGACTGATGGTCAACGAGCCAAAGCAACGTAAGAAGCAGCAAACCTTTACGCTACCGACTAACTGGATGAGCTGAAATGGCAAATTATCAAAGCGAGGGGAACGATTCCCGCATTGCAGACGCGATGAACTTTCTCCGGCTGGCCAATGAAGCCGACTCCAACAACCGCTCGGATGCGCTGGACGATTTGCGCTTTGTCTCGGGCGATCAATGGCCGGTTGAGATACAGAACAGTCGGAACCTGGAAGCCCGACCCTGCTTGACGATCAATAAGCTCGACGCCTATTGCCGTCAGATTGCCAACCAGCAGCGCCAGCAGCGTCCCCGGATCAAGGTGCATCCGTGCAACAGCTATTCGGACAAAGAGACAGCCGAGGTCGTCGAGGGTATCTGCCGGCATATTGAGATCAATTCCGACGCCGATAGCGCTTACGACAAGGCGTTTGAATCGGCTGTGCGCATGGGTTGGGGTTACTGGCGCGTGGTCACCGATTACACAGCTCCTGACTCGTTTGATCAAGAGATCTATATCAACCCTATTGAGAATCCGTTCTCGGTCTACTTCGATCCCAACAGCGTGGCGCTAGACGGCTCGGACCAAGAGCGTTGTCTTATCACGACCGTGATGAGCAAGGATAAGTTCAGCGATCTATACCCAGACGCAGACGCTGGCGGCAACTTCTCTGGTCGCGGCAATGGCGACAGCAACCCTGAGTGGGTGACTAAGGAAGACATTCGGATCGCCGAATACTTTTACATTGAGCGCACGCCGGCCAAGCTTTACCTGCTGAACGACAAGTCACGCTTGTTCAAAGACCAGCTCCCGAGCAAGGATTTCATGGCTGCAAATGGGCTTGAGATCGTTGGCGAGCGTGACAGCTACAAGAAGGTCGTCAAGTGGGTCAAGCTCACGGCGATGGAAATCCTCGAGGAGCGGGACTGGCCAGGCAAGTATATTCCGGTTGTGCCGGTCTATGGCGGTCGAATCGTCATTGACAGTAAGTCAATCAAGTACGGATTGGTGCGTTACGCCAAAGATCCCCAGAAGATGTACAACTTTTGGCAGACCTCCATGACCGAGGCGATTGCCCTAGCGCCAAAAGCCAAGTGGCTGCTGGCTGAAGGTCAAGACGAGGGTCACGAGAATGAGTGGGCGGCGGCTAACATTAAAGCCACGCCGGTGCTGCGATACAAGCAGACCGACATTGAAGGACGCACGGCGCCGGTCCCAACGCGCTTGCAACCCGAGCCACCACCTCTGGGCATCATGGGCGCTGCTGAGGCTGTCAGCAACGATCTACAGCAGGTCGTTGGCATCTTCGATCCTGCGCAATTGCCGACCGGAAACATCAGCGGCAAGGCGCTGAATGGTCAGCAGCAACAGACGGATATGACGAATTATCATTACTACGATAATTTGACTAAATCCATTGCCCAGACTGGTCGCATCATCCTAGATCTGATTCCAAAGATCTACGACTCCGAGCGCGTTATGCGCATCATCGGTGTTGATGGCAAGCCAGACTTGATCACCATCAATGAAGCCTCCCAAGTTGGGAGAGTGCTTAACGACGTGACTGTTGGTGAGTACGACGTCAGCATGGACACGGGTCCTGGCTACGCATCACGGCGCATCCAAGCGGTTGAGGC